GTCCAAAGGCCGCGTACCAGCTCATAGTATTTGCCTGGGTTGAGTTTTCCCGCAGCTGCTATGTCAGAAATGGCTGCTGCCGCCCACATACTAGCAGCAGCAGCAAACTCCCTGTAATGCCCATCCTGCCATGAGATATCCCATTTTTCAACGCGTGGGTCTAGGGCTCTAGCGATTGCTATCCACGCGGACTTTAAGTTGCGATGCGAATGTATCAGGTTGTGGTCCTTATAATCGCTCGCAATAGCAAACTCGCCATTTTCTCCGGTCAGGCACAGTCTACGAGTCATCTCAACTAATTCTTCCAGGTTGCCTTGTTCAAGCATTATGTCTGGTGAGGTTCTATAGACGTTGCTCTCACCTCCAAAAAGTACAATACTCTCAATGAGCCAGTGTAGTGGTGGCCCAGGCAATAGGAGACGCTGTTTATACGCTTCATACTTATCCACACCAGTACCTCGGATCCTGGGTACAACATTAAGCAGCAGGTTGCTAATGTACTCAGTGGATAAGGAATCAACCCATGTGTTCTTGGTTTTCCCAAAAACAGCATCTTTTCCTGTGCGTACATCCTTAACCACATACGCTGGGGCTTTGCTGGTACTGCCAGAAGTGCCGAAAGCCGACAGGCGGGCATGGAAGTCTTGCGCTGACCAATGGCTTTTGTGCTTAAACCCATCAGCAAAAACCTTGGCTGTGTAGGCCATCTGGTCAGCCATAAGTCTATCAAAAGCAACCTCTGACCACTCACGCCCGTCCCAAACAGTCTGTGGTCTACCGAAGACTGTTCTGGATTGGATTTCATCTGTAGATGACAACTGGTTAAAAGAGAACCTTCCCAACACAGACTGTACGTACATAAGATTCATGGGGTCTACGTCACCATCGTTCAAGTCTAAACACGGCACCCACGAACACATACTCCGACGAACTACGTTGTGGACCTCTTTGAGTATCTCGATAACATATTGAAGGCCGTGCTCTGTGTATCCCTTGTGTACCACTGAATTGTATATCCTAGTATGATCGGGTGAGAGAGTGGACGCAACGATCACACCGGCAGTTGCCTGGCCACCGAAACCGTGTGACAATAACAATCGCAACAAGTTGTTTTTACTAAGTCCAATGTCACCATATTTGATGTGGCTTTTCTGCCACATGAGCAGTGCAGTTGACACCCTGACTTTAACCCGTTGGTCCAGTTCGCGACTGGACGAACAAAACATCTCATTTATGATGTTAGCATCCTCTTTCTTCACAGTCTGACCACCAGCAAGACGATTTACCAAGTTGGTGATGTACTTGTTGTGTGTCTGTTTGTCCATACGCGAAACTAACTCCCTCGCGCGCTCAAAACTGTTGATTTTTTTACGTGTGACATTGTCACCAACGCGGCGTCTTCTATTTGAGGTATTTTTGTCATTCGATTTTGAGGTGCTGTTGTCAGCTGTGTGTGTGTGAAACTTTGGTTTGCCCCACACATCCTTATTATAAATCACAACACCCAATACAAAGGGTGTTTTAGCTGGTCTAGACATCAACTGCGCACGGACACCGGCCCAAACGCTCTTATGTTTATTAACACACAATTCTTTATAAAACCAGTCTGGTTTTTGGTTATTAAAGGCTAATTTATACCATTTATCTAATACACCCACAGTAATAACTTTGTGATGGTAAGCATCTAACAAATATTTATAATTCTTTTCACTCAAAAACACACTTTGGGGCCTTTGGACCCAATCTGCACAAGGAACATTAAACATACCACTACCGATGTAAAGTGATGGCAGATGTACAATGGATCTGCCGAACGCATCAAGACTACGGGTGTCTGCTCCTCAGGCACTGGCAACGCCACCAACAGCGTCGGTTGCGCTCGCTACAGCGCTCACACTATCTTGACCGCGCATCTTAACGCTTGTATTCATAAGCCGTTTGTTGTGTAGAGCGATCTCTAACGTGGGGTAGGTTGCTGAGCGCAAGTGACCCATTGTATATGGATCGAAAGATGTGACCGCGCTAAAGTAGCAACCCTTAGCACAATTTCCTCCGACCAGAAAACTGTCAGTGAGGAGCGTCCTAAGAGCAGCACCATCAATACGCCCAAGTACCGGGACAAGAGCTGGTCCCGCGATGCGGCGTATCTGGTAGACCACTGGGCCTAGTCCTAAACCAGAATTGCTCGGTCCAAAGGGCAAGTTTAGCCCTGTCGGTTGTGGTTGGGCGGCACCCCAACGACGGCAACCAATGTTGGTTGCACCCGATGGCGGGTGTAAGGTCGTGGTTAGCCCACCAACAACCAAAACACCGGGCAGACAGTGCACAAACATTTGTGCAAGAACAACACCGAC